ATATGGAGCCATTCTATGCTTATTAATAGAAAAACCAGAATAAAGAGCTGGGTCTTTTAATCTACTAGTATCTAATCTAGGCTTTTTAAAATAATCTGATCCCTTTACAGCAAATCTTACAGCATCTAAAAGATCCATCACCACTTCTCCTTATTAGCCCAGTAGGCCGCCGACATTTTGCCTTTAGCAATATTCTTTGCATGACGCGCCTTAAATGATTTACGACGTGCTTTATCTTTCGCCGTCTTTGGCGACTTCCCGGCTCCACTCACACCCTGTTGGCCAAAACGAATTGTCTTAACCTTGTCGCCCTCTTTAGCCACGACGACGTGACTTTTCTTTGGGTGATTAGGCGTGCGCTTCGGCTTGTTGTAGCCGCTAACGCCAGCCCGGGCTAGTCGTGGGTCTTTCTTCTTAGCCTTTTTCATTTTTTAGACCCCTTCTTGGTCTTCCAGCTTATGCGCTTTGGTCCAGTTTTTCTTTTTGCCGCTTTTTTTGCGGCGGCTGTTTTGGCCTGACTTGCAGGGCGGCACGCTGGATACGGCCTACCCTTATCTTTCTTAGATTTTGTCCGGCCACACTTTTTGCCAGTCTTAACATCGCGCCAGTCCTGTTTAAACCACTTCGTTAATCCGCCAGATGATTTAGGCATACGTACCGCCGCGCTTTTTATACTCCCTAACAAGCCAAGCGTTTGCATATGCAGACGGATAGACTTTAAATTTTTTCTTGGCTTCAGACTTTACCCGGGAGTATAGCTTCGGGTTTTTAGGCTTGGGCCCAGAAGATTTTTTAGGCATTACTTTTTACCCTTCTTTTTGTAAGTAATTTTTTTACCTGACTTCTTCGCTGCCTTCTTTGCAGCTTTCATTCCTTTAGTATTGTATGCGTACTTTTTACCATTAACCATAGGCATGAAAAAACCTCCTTCATAAGTTTGCTCTATAATACATTATTTTTAAGTTAAATAAACCCCGTGCGTGGGAGGCCGCACGGGGGAGCTCCTAGGGCTCTACGGCAGAAGGGAAACGCCGATAAATTTATTGTGCCATTAATGCGATTTATTTTCAATTTATTAAAAAATAATATAAGATGTGCTCACCAACAGGAGTAAGAAATGCCGTATAAAGATAAAGAACGGCGTAAGATTTATAACAGGTCTTACGGCATGAAATGGTATCTGGAAAATAGGGAGAAGGTTTTGCAGAACACAAGAGAGCACGTCAAAAGACATAGAGAAAAGTGGTGGGAATTTAAATCAAAGTTAAAATGTGAGAAGTGCGGATTTTCGCACCCGGCAGCTATTGACTTTCACCACCCAGAAGCAAAAGGCGATACAAAAGTCAGTAAATACATATCTCACAAGCAGTGGAAACGTGCGTATGAGGAGGCTGCTAAATGCCAAATATTATGTGCAAACTGTCATCGCATTTTACACTACGAAGAAAAAAAATCGTAAATCATTGATTTTCTTAAAAATTTAATTGCATTATTAACTTGATGTTAACAAAATAATAACTATATTAATAAGAGAAGTTAATTTTTAAAAAAATTTAAAGGGAATAAAAAATGGAAATGAAAATTCACAGCGACATGATCTGGTTAAAAGATAACTCAAAAGCACATGAGTATGAGGTTGAGGTTTGGACAGATCAAGGTGAAGAAATCCTTGTTGGTGTAGACGCAGCAAACAGAACACAAGCTGCTTCTTTTGTAAAAAAGTTTGCTTTCAAATGGATAGCTGGAACTGGTCATATAGTAGCATCAGTCAATATGACTGCTTAATCAACAGGGGGGCGTAAGCCCCCACAACCTACGGGAGAAAAAAATGCAAGTAAAAAGTATAACATTAGCGAGGGAAGATATTAACAACCCTCTACATCCATTTCTATGGCAAGAAATTTGCGCTGACTTGGGCTTCGATGGCGGCGACAGAGATGGAGAAGACAACTGGCCTAACACTATTCACCTAACAGTGACTGAAGCGGAGGAGGTGTAATGTCAGACAATCCATATAGCTTATCGAACCAGAAAGAGTTTTTTCATAACATCATTACTGATGCATTGAATTACCTCGATGGTTACCGCTTTCAAATGACTGAGGAGCAAAAGCAAAAAGCACACGACGTGCTAGTCGTTAAGGCTCCTAACAGGCGCAGCAATTGTAGCCGAGCTGGTTTTGATAGCATAATAATTTGCACAACTTACTGGCAAATTGAAAACGTCATCAGCGGTAAATCCCGAGGCGTCAAGGACAGATTTAAAAAGCTGGGGTATCACAAGCCGGGGCACTACTACTGGAACGAGTATTGCCACTTTGATGCGGATCCTAAGTGCGGTGGTATGCACGTCAAGAAGGGCGACATAGATCACGGTAACTTAATCCAAGTCTTGCACGAGCTCTCACACTTTGTGCAGCACAATCTGTATTACAGTGACCCGGGATACTGGGGTAAGCATATGCGTAAGGCGCATGGCGGTGGCTTCAAGGAGATTTACTCTATGCTTCGAGAGAAGTTTTGTAATGACCCGGCAGTTCGTAAAGTCTGCATCGCCCTATGGAGGGCCGGGTTTAAAGGTGAGTTAAATTGGGACCAGCGTATGGCTGCCCAGAAAATCGCTAAGGAGGTAGCGTAATGAAAAAAGGTGGCATCAAAGGCTTTTCTGATAACATATTAGGTAAAGCAGATGAAATGAACCTATCACAGATGGGGCAAACTCTCACAGTATCTGGGAGAGGTCACGGGAGAAGACATAGATTTCATAAAGGATCTACAAACAGAGCTGCCAGACGTGCAGCGGCGGCAGATAAGCGTAAGGGAGTAAAATAATGGCTTATGAAAGCGAATTAATTAGGACGGTTACCTATGTTGGGGAAAGTCCTACCGATAAAGAATGGGAAAGCACATTACTTGTTAAAAGGGCTAAACTTGATGATGACCAATATATCATTATTAATTCAGAAGATAGTGAGGATACTGGAACTTTTATTTGGAGTGAAGCACAAGCCAAAGAACTTTTTCGCGCTATCAAAACAGCCGGTCAAAAGATAGGATGGTTTGAAAATGAGTAATGTATTCGCTCTATTTATTGACAACGGTGACGAGTGGGAGCTCGTCGCCAAAAATAAACTAAAACAAAATTTGGAATTACATTTTTATTATGATTATAATGGATACACTCATCCAAAATACGAAAGATATTATAATAAAAATGATGGTAGAATTATCGAAACTGACGGGTCAGATAAACAAATAAATGAGGCGATACAAAAACTTAATAAAAAAAATAACACCGACCAAGAGGGAGGTAGACAATGAGTAAACTAACTTACGGAAGTGTTTGTTCTGGTATTGAAGCGGCAACTGCCGCATGGCATCAGCTAGGTTGGCAAGCACAATGGTTTAGCGAAATAGAAAATTTTCCTAGCGCTGTATTACAACATCATTATCCAGACATACCTAATTATGGAGATATGACAAAATATAAGGAATGGCCTAATGACAGATCAATTGACCTTCTTGTTGGAGGAACACCCTGCCAAAGCTTCTCAGTCGCAGGACTTCGAAAAGGACTTAGTGACCCGAGGGGAAACCTCATGCTCACCTATCTTGCCATTGCTGCAAGATATAGCTGCCGATGGGTGGTTTGGGAGAACGTGCCCGGCGTCTTGTCAAGCAACGGAGGAAGAGATTTTGGAACCTTCCTCGGGGCGTTGGGCAAACTCGGGTATGGGTTCGCCTACAGAGTGCTTGACGCTCAGTACTTCGGAGTGGCCCAAAGACGGAGACGTGTGTTTGTTGTCGGATACCTTGGAGACTGGAGACGTGCCGCAGCGGTACTTTTTGAGCGCGAAAGCATGTCAGGGCATTCTGCGCCGAGCCGAAAAGAGAGGGAAGAAGTTGCCAAGTGCCTTACAAGTCGCGTTGGTCAAGCAAACTGTGGAGAAACAGAACAATTCGTAGTAGAAAATAAATGGCCAGCAGATATTGCTTCAACACTCAATGCAAGCTTTGGAGATAAACAAGGTTTGGAAGATCAGCACATAAATAGCGGCGCACCTTTGTTTGTACCTGCACACGAAAAAGTTGGAACATTGACTGCTAGTTATGGTATGGGCGGCGTTGATATTGAGACGAAGCCAGTTGTGTTCGGCGCACAGAATAGTTCTAAGCAAGGTTTAAGCGCATCAACAGAAGTCTCTCCGACACTTGATACGAGCAAGACACCAGCCGTTTCATACGGTATTCCTGGCAACTGGATAGGACGTAAACCAGAAAACGGCGGTAACTCAACAACTCCAATGAATAATGTGTCTCCTAACTTAACAAGCGCAGACAGACACGCTGTTGCTTTTACGCAAAACACAAGAGATGAAGTTAGGTACATTAACGGAGATGGTAAGATTGTTGGAGCTTTAGCTGCAAATAGTGGAGCAAAACAAACAAATTATTTACAACAAGAAATGAAGGTCAGAAGACTAACGCCAAAAGAATGTGAACGGCTGCAAGGTTTTCCAGACAACTTTACCCAAATACCTTATCGCAACAAAGATGCAGAAGAATGCCCGGACGGCCCTCGATACAAAGCAATGGGAAACTCTATGGCAGTGCCTGTCATGCGTTGGATTGGAGAAAGAATAGAAAAGATTGAGAAAATAAAATAACACCGACCCCGAAAATTAAAAAATTTATGTGGTAAGCTAAAATTAGACAATAGGGAGATTTGTCATGACCACTAGTAAAGCTAATAAATATTTTACGCCTATTAACGGTAACGCTGCGAGAGTTGTGCTGTCTAAGGGCACTCACTTTACGCCTAAAAAAGAATTAAGAAATATATTCAAAGAGGCTCTTTATTTTAGAGTAGCGGATCACACGGCGCTGGGCGACGAGAGAAAACTTTATGAAGAAATGGTTGGTAGAAAAAATGGCCGCATAACTGTTCTGGGAAAAGCTCTAAACTCTAAGAAAAATTGCAACGGAAGTTTATGGGTTTGTAAATGTGCGTGCGGAAATTTTTTACTACTTAGATCTAAAAAAATTAAAAAAGGTGAAATGCAAGATAGGTGCAATGAGTGCTTATACATACAAGAATTAAGAAACAGATAGAATAAACGGTAAGCCGTGAGTGCCGATGGTTTAGCATATTCCCATCAAACCACGCGCAGCTAGAGCCTTGTCTCCTTTCTTGGTGATCTAGTACTAAGGGCCAGCCTGATCAACTGGCCCTTTTTTATACAATACCTCGGATCTCTCGACGTAACGGCTTACTCCATGACCCTGCGGAGCTTGTGCCATACGCCATAGTCGTCATTTCATTTGCTAGACAGAGACAGACTGCATCGGCTCTATCGGGTGAGTTAATGCCTCGCTTTTTCATCGCTTCTTTGCTTTCAACTTGGATTTTCCCGGAGCTGGTAAAGTGATACCGGGGAGCTGCTAACTCAGCCCACAACCTGTCGTCGTGAGGTATTTTAACGTCCATACCCTCTAACCAAGCCTTACACTTAAACCATAACTCAGCGCGTAAATTTATATACGTTTCTTTCTGCATGGATCTCTCAGACACATTTAAACCTCTTGCCGGGAGGCCCAATTCCCTAAGTCTGTCCAACACACCGGCTCCAAGCCCAACGCTATCGACGATAATCTCGACGGGCTTCTTGGACATAGGAACGGCGTCGTATTCTGCTTTCACGGCTCCACTCAATTGCATCAGGTCCAAATTATTCCAAACAGTCAACGGATGAATAACAGGGCCCTGTCGCTTGCATAAAACGGAGCTATCATTTCCCTGCCGGGCGACGTCAAGCGCCCAAATGGAAACTGTGTCTTCGTGGATCTTTACGTCGTTTTTCATGGCGTGATCGATTAAGGCGACGGGAATAACTGTATCACTTTCTGACGGAGGAAAATTTCCCAAAACGCGCACATGGTACGCCGGGCTATCCTCGCCGTAACGATTTTTCATGTCATTAACGAAGTCGTCGGATACACGCTTACTATCAATACAAGATACGCTCATCGTATACCAATTTTCTTTCAGTCGGTTGTGAGTATCGTAGAAAAAACCAGTGTTACGGGTGGGGTTCCCGGTTAAAACTGTCGTCGCGTGAATGCCCGACATTGAGCCACTGGCGGCCTCGAAAACGCTCTCCGGGATACCGCTGCTTTCGTCAGCCAATAAAAGCGTGCTCGGTGAGTGCACACCGGCAAGCGCCTCTGGCTGCTCCTGTCTTGACGTCCGGCACGATATAAACGTGCTCTCCGGGGAGCTCTTGAGCTCAATGCGGTCACTTTTTATCTCGAGTAAATCGTCAAATGGCGGTTTTAGTCGTTTTGCAATATTTTTCATTTCAGCGAAACAGGCATCGAAAAGCTGGGCAGACGTGGGGGCCGTGACAACTGTCTTAGACGGCACGCGCATTAAAACGTGCCAGATAGCCGCCATAGCAACGGCAGAAGATTTCCCGACGCCGTGGCCCGACTTGCAGCTCACACGTCTAATCTCGGGATTTGCTATAGCTTCTAAAAGTTCGCACTGCCAATCGTCTGGCTCCATTCCTATCACTTCCCGGGCGAATTTAACGGGATCTCTGTGATAACGTTTCATCAATTTTAAAAACGGGTTGTCGTTCATTTCTTATGCCTCGATGTGTGATGGGGTGGTTGCAAAAGCTGGGGCGCGAATAAAAATTAAGGGGGGGCTAAAAATCGATAATGCTGCATCGCAGAAAACATAATTTCGCATAATACATATTATGTTAATTATTGGCCTCCTTTCTCGCAGTTGCAGCATAAAATGGCTAAAAATGGGCTGAAAGTTGACATTTATGCCGCTTTGCGGCACGCGCACGCGCCTGCGCGAGTGTGATTTAGTGTGCGAAATCACGGTTCAACTTCCTCAGCTTCGCCATCGATAACATCGCCAAGTAACTGTGCAGCTTGAGCGTGTAAGTCATTAACGCTTATATTTATTGCCACATCGCGCTGTCTTGTATCGTATTTTTGATTAAGTTTACTTGCTATCCACTTATCAGTATCAACTTTTAATCTTGATACATTTACAGTTTCTGGCTCTGCATTTTGAGCTGTATCGACTGCACGCTCCGCATAAAAGTTTCCAGCTTCAACTAAAGCTTGCTCGTATCTACCTCGCCTACCATCCTCAGCATCAAGCCACATAGCAAATAACTTATAGCCAACTTCAAACTCTTTCATGAGAGATCTAACTGAAGTGCCAGTAGATATTCTCTCCAGCACTTCCTCCTCTCCAATCTTTTCTATCGCTGCAATCTTAGCTTTGCCAACTTTACCCACCATTCGCTATTTCTCCTGATAATGCTGAGTAGCCACAAATATCCACCCAGTGATCTGCTTTATCAGGTGATACTCTTATCCTAGATATTTTAAGAAGCACCATCATAACAGCAACATCAACCGGTCCAATTTCGTAGCCAGTATAAGCTGACCATAAGTCAGCCGTATTTTGAAAGTTTTCCCTTGCATCTCCATAGTCAGCATTTCGATCATTATTTATGACTTTCATTGCTTCCTTTAATATTTCATCCCTATCCATCTTTACCACGGTATCTCATCTCCTATTTCCCAATTTATTGACTGATCAACTCCATCCCTAATGACTGTCGTTATCTTAGCCTTCGGGAAGTTATCGTAAGCAGCCTCCAAAAACTTAGCCGTAAAGTCATTAGATAATATTCTAGCAACATCCTCGAAACTGTAAACTATCCAGTGTTTATACTTCTCACGTAAAACGTGAGCATTCTTGGATGCGATACAAACAATTCTCTCACCATCGAGCTCAACACAATAACAATCCTCAGCCGGAGGCTTATGAC